AAGTGAAGTGGTATGTCAGGCCATTGATACCGGGGAAGCGCATAAGCGGAGCCGAGGCCGAGCACAAGAAGATCGTCAGCACCTCGTACAACTCTTTGGCGATCAGCATGTTCATGAACTTCTGCCACTGCTCCATCGTGACATAGGCGTGCATGCCTGAGTTGACGTTCTCCATACCCTGCATAGGCATGGACACAGTCTTTTTGAAGGGGCGGAACACCTTGTAGTTGTGCACGTAGCTGTTGTCATCCTGCCAGCCGCAGTGGTCGGGCACCTTGACGGCTTGCTGGTTCGTACTGGCTTCGTTCACACAGGCGCGGACGTACTCAAACAAGTTCTTGTCGTTGCCAGCGCCGAACTGCGCGATGACGTTCTGGGAGGCCAGCGCCTTGACCGTCTCGTCCTTGGACACGACAGCCTTCTGGGGGAGCATGATCTCCTGTGGGCCTTCCTTGCGGTCGTAGATCATATGCACGGTGTGCTCGTTGTTGGCTTTGAGCAAGCGCACAACAAATAAGTCGAAGGGCAGCAGCATGATCTGCTTGGTTGTGGTCTTACCGTCAGCATCCTCGTCGCTTCTCTCCATGTACACGCCGCCTGTGCGGCCGTAGCCAAAGCCACGTGGAGCGCTAGGTCGAGTTACTGTCGGGGCGGCAGCAGCTTCGCTGTCCTCGGCTTCGTAGTAGGCGTCCAGTTCCTCATCAACGCTGGACTCGTCGTGGTATTCGGGCTGCACCTCACGGGGTGCCAAGCTGACTTCTTTCTCGGTGGTGTCGAACTCAACGACACGACCCATGTTCAGGGGGTTGGTGATCTTGCCAAAGTGTGGGCAGCTGGAGCAGATGCCGGGGTTCTCGCCGTCCATCTTCAAGCAGGGATATGGGCCTTTGATCTCTTGCCACTTCTGCTGCATGCGCTCGGGCTCGTAGGGGTGCATGTCCGACAAGCGCTGGGCGTACTTCAAGCCGTCATCCTCACAGCACTTGGCCCATGAGAGCAGACCACGCCACAGGGGCTCAAGCCCATCCTTGGTGGCGTTCTCCATGTAGTACACGAGCTGGCCGCAACCGGTGCCCTGCACCGATGCGTTGAGAATCTTCTTGAACGAGGTCTTGCTGTCGGCAAACAGCTTGAGTGCAGTGGCACTCTTGGCGGCGTTGGGGCGCACACCGGGGAGCATGAGCGCTTGCTTGGTCTCAAACGATGGGGCGACCAGCTTGGTGCGTATGGCCTTGGCCAAGTCGTCCAGATCGAAGATGTCGCCCTGCGAGACCAGCTTAGAACGTGTTACACCACGCACCTTCTTGATGCCTTTGGTGCCGGTGTTCGTTGTATCTATTACGCGCATGACACGCGCTGCGTCGGCTGTGACGGTGAAGTCGATCTCTAACCCGTACTGCTTGCACAGGGACTTGAAGTTCTCAGCGATGGGCTTCCAGTCTTCAACGCTCACGTCATCGCTCAGGGGCCAGTACGCGTGAACACCTGCGCCGGATGAAGCCAGCCATGGTTGGCCTAACTCGCCCAGACCGCTGTCTTCCAAGAACTTGTCGATCGCGTGCACCGCTGCCTTGGCAGATGGGTACTCCCGTGGCGCTATGTTGCCCTCGGCATCAGGAATGTCGAGCTTGTGGTTGCAGTCGATGTCGATGAAGAGCGAGCGCAGGAAGCGTGCGTTTTTTGCTATCCGTTTACCGGGTTCTTCAAAGGTGGCCATGGCCACGTACGTGTCGTACGGGACCGAATTAAATTTATCCAGAGTAGGTTGCAGGTCTCCAAGCGTTGTTTTAAAAACGTGTGATTTTTTTGGCGTCGATAGTTCTGCCACGCAATAGTGGCCATGGCCCGCAGACGGCAGAACCACCGCGAGAAACTCAAGCGGCAACATACAGTTCCTTCGCAGGGGGTTTTATTTTTGGTCGTCGAGGGCGGCGATCAGACGCTTGCACAACTCGGTGTTGTACGCTTGGAGCGCGGCAACATCCCCTGCGGGAATCAAGGCAGCGTAGCGCAACAGTTCTTCGTTGGTCAGGTTCTCAGGGCGAATGCTTGACATGCTTTTCTCCATGCGTCTTCAGCGTTGCTGGACGACTCTAAAATTTTTATGAGGATGGCGACACGATCTTCGTAGGGCGCGAGCATATCGCCGCCTGCAAACCAGTTGTACACAGTCTGGCGCGTAGCACCCGTACACTGGGCGATCTTGGTCACCGGGAAGTCGAGATGAATGGCCCAGCGCCCGAGTCGGCTACCAAGCGTCTTCGGGGCGTTGAGTACCACATCTACGGTTTTGTCTGAATAGGCCATGGGTGAACAGGGGGCCGAAGCCCCCACTCCTTTTTAGTCTTCGTCGTCCCACGCAGCAGCGAGGTTGGCAAGGCCACTCTTAGCTGGCACGCTGGTGGCTTTGGCGGCGGGCTTACGAACCACTGGCTCTTCGGCTTCTTCCTCTTCCACAGGTGCTGGAGCTGGTGCGGCTTTGGCCTTGGCTTTTGGCTTCGGTGCTGGCGCTTCGTCTTCCTCGTCGTCCGCAGCAGGCGCTGGAGCCGGTGCAGTCTTGGCAGGACGCTTGCCTTCCAGAGCAGGAGCGGCAGGAGCAGCGGGTGCACCCACGCTGAACTGAACAGCCTTGACGGCGTCGTCGCTCTGACCCTTCTCTTGCACGGTCTCGTACTCGGTGTCGCTCAACCAGCGCTTGGCTTTGAACACCAGCTTGGGGCTCTCCACCGTGGTGTCGAAGCGCAACTCGGTCACGACCATCTCAGGGCTGATGCTCTGGGCGGCGAGGAATCGGGCGTAGGCTTGCAGGGGGTACTTGCCGTTGGCTTCCTTGCCGAAGATCGAGGTAGCGGGCAGCGACAGCTGCAGGACATCGCCTTCAACATCATCGGCCAACACCACAGCCAAGCGCTGCTGGTAGCGGCAAGCCTTCATCTCGCCAGTGCCGGAGCCCTTGGCGTTCATGTCGCAGTTGGCGCAGTTCTCGCCTTGGGGTGCGGTGACTTCCTTGTCAGGCACGTTGCCGTCGCTGGACCAGCAGTCAGGAGCCGAGGTGCTCTCGCCGTCCCACTTCTTGGCAAAGAAAATACGGCTGACCTTGGGGGCAGCGTTGACGATGACGACATCGAGGTGACGGTCATCAATCTGCGAGACTTCCTTGCCGTCGTGCACCAAGCGGAACACGCCGCCTTTGATGCTGATGCGCTTGCCAGACTGACCAGCGCCGCCTGCGAGGGCTTTGGCTACAGCCGAGAGCTCGGCTTTTTTAACGAAGGCGGGAACTTTACTGCCGCCGAAGAGAGCGATTTCACTCATGATTACTCCTAGTTGAGGTGGGGGTTTACTTGGTTGGCTTGCGCACAGACACGTCGTAGAACGCATCCGAGTTCAAACCGGGTGGAACGAGCTTGGGATTCTCTTCGAGAAACTGCGCCATGTTCGTTTGTGCGATACGCTTTTCCAACAGGTCCAGCGCGTTGTGATCGACCATGAACTGTTTGAACGAGTCCCAGTCTTGCGTTGAGTAGCGCACCTTCTTGGACAAGATCGCTGTGCCGCTGGGGGTGCTGACCGACTTGGAGCCGAGCGCTTGCATCTGCTCCTTGATCGCGTTCTTCACTTCGTCCTGCTGCGCCTTGATCTCTTCCATCTTGGTGGTGTACTCGCGGTCAAGCTCCTGCAGCTTGTCCCGCATCTTGCGGTAAATACGAACCAGCTTATCCATTGATACTGGCTCTTGTTCTTGAGTGCTATCTTCCATTTGAGCTCCTTGGTTATTGTCCATTGTTTGACAAGTATAACGTGTTTTCGGACTTGTGCAACTCCTTTCAGTTTTTTCCGATTTCGCTTTTGAACATCTCGGTCAGCAGGTGGTTGTCGCTCACCTTACTGCCCAGCGCTTTGAACATCTTCTGCTCGATGGGGCTGCTCTGGATGTGGATGACCCGCACCTTGTCAGAGTCCTGCCCCTTGCGGTCCGCACGAGCGATGGCCTGTGTGTACTGCTCCACGCTCATGAGCGGGCCATAGAACACCACCGTGTCGGCTGCTGTTAGGGTAATCCCGTGGGCAGTCGCTTGTGGCTGCATGACCAGCACCCTCGGCTCAGGCTCCGTCTGGAAGCGCTTGATGATATCGCCTCGCTTGTTCGGGGTGACATCGCCGTGAATCTGCTCGTTCTTGATACCCTGCTTGTCGAGGAAGGCAACGATGGTACTGATGGATGAGCGGAACAGGGCGAACACAATGACCTTGCGCTCGGTCTCCTCCAGCACCTCCAGCAGCACACGGGTGCGGGGCGATGCGTCGAACTCCACCACCTCGTGGTCGTCCGTGTATGCAGCGCCTGCACTGATCTGCAGCAGCTTGCTGACCTCTGCGGCTGCGTTGACTGCGCTGATCGTCTCGCCTGCGGCCTGCACCATCATGCGTTCCTTGAGCAGGTTGTAGTACTTCTTCTGCTGCGGCGACATCTCGACCTCGCGGGTCTCGGTGATGACGGGCGGCAGGTCCAAGCACTGCGCTTTGGTGAAGCGTATGGAGGGCTGCAGCGCATCGTGCACTTGATCTTTGGCCGTGGCCTTGGGTGCCCACTTGAACGCTGTGACTTTGTTCATCACCTTGTCGCGCCATGCCGTGAAGAACTTAGGCACCCGATCGGGCGAGACCAACTTGGCCAAGCCATACGCATCCACAGGTGACTGCGATGCAGGGGTGCCCGTCATCATCCACAGGTAGGTGTGCGGCTGAATGATCTTTGAGAGTGTCTTCCAGCGGTTGGTGCTCACGGTCTTGTAGGCGTTGGCCTCATCGACAATCACCAGATCAAAGCGCCCATCGTTGTTGACCTCATCGGCAATCAGGTTCAGGCCGTCGTAGTTGACGATCACGAACTCGTAGTCACCTTGAATCATCTCGATGCGCCGAGTGGCTTTGCTGTGGTGAGCGATGATGGCGCTGCGGTGCAGAACGCTTTGCCCAATATCGGCAAGCCACGCGCTGTGCATGATCGACAGAGGACACAGGATGAGAACCCGGCGAACCTCACCGATCTTCATCAAGTAGTCCGCTGCCCACAGTGCGCTCATCGTCTTGCCTGTGCCGGGGTCGTTGAAGCAAAAGGCTCTGCGGTGTAGCGTAAGGAACGCCGACGTTTCTATCTGGTGCTCCATCGGCTGATACTTACCCGGCCAGTTGTAGCGCCCGATGATGGGCGAGGGGGCTTTGCGTACACCCAAGTTGCGCAGCACACGGACTTCATCCAGACCCCACTTGATGAGAATAGAGGTCCCTTCGTCTGACTCAAAGACGACCTGTCTCTTGGGAATGATGTTGTACTTGTTCGGTGTGCGTGTGTTTATTAGAAGTGCTTTATTCTCGATGATCTGCATGGTGCTTACGTTTTGTCGCCTCGGTTGGCCTTGACACTTCGCACGCGCAAGTTGCTTCGCGCTGTTGTGCCGTTCTTCTTGAGCGGCGTGATGTGGTCAACATCTTTGCCGTCGCCTTTGGTGACCGCGCCTTCCTTCTCCAGCATGCGGCGTGCCTTGACGCGCTGTGCACGCTTCTTGACCTGCTCGGGCTTGCCGTGGAACTCGGCATACTCTTTCGTATAGTCTCTGGGTTTGCTTGCCATCACACACTCCTTAGTGCTTGGGGTTGTGCTCGCATCCGGTGCAGGGGCACCATCCGCAAAGCGGGGTTTGTTTGGGATGCCATACGCCATTGGCCAGCGACGCTTCGATCTTGGCCACGCGCTCACGGTACTGCTGCCAGCCCGTTGAGAACTCCTCGACCTCCATCTTGGCCTTGACCATGTCGTCCTTGACCACAAAGATCAGCGCTGAGTTGACCTTGCGGATGTGTGGGTGATGCGCGAACACCAGCAGCGACATCAAGCGCAGCTGATCGCGGTCGGGGTACTTGTTGTTGCCCGTCTTCCAATCAGCCACCCACGCTGTCATGTTCTCGTCGTCGATGATGAGCAAGTCGGCGATGCCTCGTGCCCATGCGTCTTTGGCAAACCAATCGCAGGGCTTGAGGTCCACGGTCACGGCCATCTTCTGCTCGGCCATCTTGCGTCCGGGCTTCTTCAGCAGCGCATCAACCACTGGCTGCACGAACACGTACTTCTCGTCAATCGGCGTTTGGTTCTGGATGTAGAGCTCAATGGCCTTGTGCAAGTCGTTGCCGTAGCGTGTAGCCTCGGTCTCTTGGAAGGGGTACTTCTTGAGAACCCGCACCTCGTGGTATCTACGGGGGCAGCCCTCGTAATCTTTGAGGGCTGTGTGGCTCCATGCAATCGGTTTGGTCATTTGAATCTCGCAGTGCGGATGGCTTTGGTTAATCGGTCAGCGAATAGGGTGACGAAGCGCTCGTCTGTACACAGCGGGCTGCCCATGTCGTTCAGGATAGCGTGTGTCAGCTCGTGCCAAAACGTATTCTCCTGCTGCGCTGGGGTGAAGCGCTTGCCTGTACGACTGCTGTGACTGGCCACGTTAATCACACGGATGTCGTAGCGTACAGACCCCATGCACCCGTACTTGTACATAATTTTGGGATGCTCCACGGTGAACCACTTGGGTCCAACCATGAGGCGGCTTGGTATCTTGTTCATGTGCTTTCTCCTTATAAAAATCAATTCTTTGCAAGCCCGTACCTGCGGTGCACACCACCGTCTGCTGCCAGCGGGATACCCGGCATGTACTTCGGCTCCTTCGTCATCTGCGCTACACAAAGGCCGACGCCAAGCAGCTGGGTATCACGGGCCGGCATGTGCACAGCTTCTTGGAGAACAAGCACCACATGGAGAAGATGTTCGAGATCGCCCACATCTGCACGGACGAGGAGCTGCTCATTCACTGCGTCACAGCCAAGGCCATCATCGACAAGTACCGCGCCACAGCGCAGCCTGTTGTGGGTTTGTGGAACCTGTGCGGTGAACTCATCGAGCACAGCCTGTACAACGGCAACGAGTACACGCACAAGTGCCTGACCTTCCGCAAGGAAGAGATCGTGCTGCCCAACGGCATGAGCATCATCTACGACGGGCTCAAGCCCAGCAAGGATGAGGAAGGCAGATTGCAGTGGACATACGGCGCAGACGATGATAAGCTGTACCCCGGAAAAGTCGTGAACAACATCACACAGGGGACGGCCCGTATTGTGATGACCGATGGCATGTTGCGGGTAGATAAACGCTACCCTTGCAAGGGAACGGTGCACGACGAACTCTTGGCTTTGGCTCTTGAAGAACACTCTCAGGAAGCACTGGCATGGGTGCTCGCGCAGATGACGAAGGAGCCGAAGTACATGCCGGGTATCCCGCTGGCAGCAGACGGTGGTGTGCA